GTATCTTCTAATATTGAAAGAGATATCCAACTTGAACTCGTCCTTGCGCCTCTTTTCCGTGAGATCCAGATGCGATCTGCGACTCAGATCCTTCCCATCATGCCAGATGCTGGTTACGCCGAATTTACGGCTAATCAAGCAGCCTCGGGTTCTAGCCCGCATGGTAACTTGGCAGAACGAGGTGACGCTTATGGCACACCTTGGGGTGGTGCAGATCTAACTGAACGAACGCTATCCACGAAAAAACTCATTTCACAGTCCTACCTGGGAAATGAAACGGAAGAGGATGCAATAATTCCTGTACTTCCGCTAATTCGTGAAGCTGTAATTCGGTCGCATGCTCGTGCTGTTGAAGCTATGATTCTAGTAGGTAATAGTGCTGATGGTCCTTTCGGGACCAGTGGTGCTTCTCCTGATGGTATCATCACTCTGGCTGCTGCAGATAGTGATAAAACACAATCTGGCACAGCGTTTGCCTCTGAAGCTCTAACAGCTGCTCAATTATTGGCAGCTCGTAAGAATATGGGTAAATATGGCGTCCGGCCTTCAGATGTGGTATATATCGTTAACCTAACGGAATATCATAACTTAATCGCAGATTCTGCTTATGCAGATTCCAGCCAAGTCGAAGGACTTGCTACTAAGCTGACTGGTCAAGTTGGTCAAGTATACGGTTCAGCTGTAATCGTATCTGACGAATTTGCAACGCCGGCAGTAGCTAAGTACTACGCCGTGGCTGTAAATGCTCGTAACTTCGTAATTCCGCGTTTGCGTGGTATTACAGTTGAGAGTGACTATGAAGTTGCTAATCAACGCCGAGTACTCGTTGCTAGTCAACGTATCGGCTTTACTGATATTATTGATGGTGCTACTAACAAGTGGGCTTTACAATATAAAGCTTCTTAATGCTGGGTAACCTTTGGGGGTTGGTGTTCCAACCCCCTAGGTTTTTACGAGGGGACTTATGGCTGATTTAGTTACAAAGGCGGACTATAAAAGTTATAAAGGAATAGATCATTTTAAAGACGATGGTAAGATCGACTCCTTACTTTCGCCTATAAGTCAATTGGTAAAAACCTATTGTGGTACTAGTTTTGTTGACTATTACAGTAGTGCATATACTGAAAAATTCGATATAATGGATTCTAGTACGCATGAATTATTTTTAACAGAATCGCCTTTAGTGGCGGTAACTTCTATAAAAGAAAGAGATGGTATTTCTACTGCTTATACTACTCTAGTTAATAATACGGATTATTATATAGATGGAGAACATGATCGTATTTATAGAATAGATGGAGATAAATCTGTAAAATCATGGACAACAGGATTTTCTTCTGTTGAAGTTATTTACACCGCAGGATATTCTTCTACTCCTCAAGACTTGCGACTAGCTATATACGACTTGATTACTTATTATCTTAAAGAAGAGTACAAAGGAAGAAAGTCACTAGCAGGAGCATCTATTCAAAATGAGACCTCATCTAGTATAACTGCTAATATCGGATTCCCTGATCATATTAAAAGGGTTTTAGATATGTACAGAATCGTGGATGTAATCTAATGGCTCGTTCAAATACTACTAGGCGTTCCGCTATATTGGAAGCCTTCGCTGAAGCGTTTGAAAAAATCGATGGTGGCGACGGTTATAAATCCGATTTAAGCGGCGCTATTTCTACTCGCATGAAATTTTGGGATGAAGTAGACAGCTTCCCTGCTTTACACATGTCCTCCGGAACAGAAACTCGTGAGTATTACGGCGGGGGACAAAAATGGAGATTTTTAACTGTTACATTTAGAATCTATGTTAATTCTGAAGAACCTATTCAGGAACTGGAAGAATTACTAGAGGACGTTGAAACAGTTATTGATGATGCCGGCCAATTTAATTATTCGCATACTGAAGGGACACAAAATGTCGCTCAAGTAAGCATAATTAGTATTAGTACCGATGAGGGTGTTTTACAGCCTTTAGGGGTCGGAGAAATGATCGTAGAAGTACGATATTAGAGTTATTGCTCACTTCAGCAAACGCATAGTCGAGCACAACTCAAGTTTAAAGGAGACCAATTATGGCTCTATTTTTTCAACGTGACGCGACGTTAAGAGTCTTTCCTAATATGGCAGATGGCACATTCCCAGCGCAAAGCATGGCATTTGACATCCCCTTATTGGAAGGCTTTAGCTTCAGTCAATCAACAAACGCTAGTGAGATAACACTATCGGAGATGGAAAGTACGGCAGGTACTTCTCGTCGTGGTCGGAAGGCGTTTAACGACTCCTTAGCCCCCGTCGAGTGGAGCTTTTCTACTTACCTACGTCCGTATATTGCATCTGCTACCACTAACAGTGGGTTATCCTGGGGAGATGGTTTACAACATCTCGTGGATGAACCGCTTTGGAACGCTCTTTTATCTAAAAAGAGAATTATGGAAACGCGAGGTGTTACTTCTGTAGTAATTAACTCGGGAGGTACTGGTCATGCAGTTGGTGACGTACTAACCTTTACTGGAGGTACTCCAGCAACGGGTGCTGCGCACGGAACAGCTACAGTGGCAACAATTACTGGTTCTGCAATAGCTACTATTACTATAGTAACTGGAGGAGATTATCTTGTAGCACCTACTGGTATGTCCACAGCAGGTTCTGGATCAGGACAAACGCTTACTTCAGCAGCCATTTCTGAAACGACGGATGCAGTCAGTGCTAGAACAGCCGCAGTTTTGACGATAGATGCTTCTCAGTCAAATACAGCAGCTTTGAATACTATGACTTTGGAATTTAATATAGGAGGTTCTACTGTTTATAAACTAAATAAATCAGTAGTTAACTCTGCAACGGTTAATTTCGATGTAGAGGGTATTGCTACTGTGGAATGGAGCGGTATGTCTGCTACAATTTCTCAAGGTACTGCATTTACAACTACTAATGTTACTGATAGGCTTGGAGCTAATGCAGGTGTGGCGGTTAATGAAGGAGGTACTTCGGCTGATACCGAGAACTTCATTCGTAATCGATTAACAGCCATGTCCGTAGGACCAAAAACTTCAGGTACATCATCGAATGTATCAGGAATGAAATCCAGCTATGATGTTACACTAACAGGGGGAAGTTTCAGTATTGAAAACAATATTGCATACTTAACTCCAGAAGAATTAGGTGTTGTTAACAAACCAATTGAGCACGTAACAGGTGTTCGTAATATTGGTGGTAGCTTCACTTGTTATTTAGCAACTAACGCAACTGATACAGGTAGTAAAGACTTTTATGAAGACTTAACAGGAACAGCTGCTCTTGATGTTATTACTCATGACTTTAATATGATCTTTAAAGTGGGTGGAAGCTCAGGAAGTCCTCGTGTGGAATTCCGAATGCCTCAATCCCATGTTGAAGTCCCATCTCACTCAATTGAGGACGTGATTTCATTGGAATCAACGTTTACATCAATTCAGAGCGACTTGGAAAGCAATACACCAGATGATCTAACTATTAGTTCATATGGGGTTGCACTAGCTTAATAGAATAAGCGGGTCTTAACGGGCCCGCTAATTTCTTGGAGATATAATGGCAGCAAAAGTAACAGGACGTGATAATAAACCATATGAAAGTTTTGAAGTAGTTCTTGAACTGGCTAGGACCAGACAACAAATTCGAGGACGAAGGTTTCGTCGTTTTATGAATAAGAGTGTTAACTCGTATTTACGTAAAACGGGGGCGATGAGGGAAAGATTAATTGAGTTAGAGAATGAAGCTCAAGCAGCAATTACTAAAGCAGGAATAAAGAAAGAAAAAGTTGGAAACATAGAAATATCGGATCGTACTACTAGAGGAGCCCAGCATATTGTAGATATAGTAGAGAAAGTAAAAGCTGGTGGTTTAAATTCTTTTGGTGGGTGGACAAAATTTGCTGAGAGATATTACAAGGATATAAAAGGGGATAATGTTCAATTAGGTCATGAAGATTTAGCTGTAGCAACCGCTACTGCTGCTTTATATTTAGAGG